CGCTGGCGAGTTTGCCCGCAAGATCGCGGATGTCGCGTTCGGGCCGTTCGGTTTCCTCGGTTTTTGTCGGGTGATTAAGATACAGTTTTGTGCCAGCCGTGAACACGGTCGGGCCGTCGCGGCGCAATACCTCTGCCGGATAGTAGCCGCTGCTACCCCAGCCAGGCGTGATGATGCGAATGAGGGCGCGCCCGTTACGCTCCTGTTCGCGCAGTTTCGTTTCAGCGAGAAACGACGCCTCTTCCATCTCGTCATCTTTGTACGCCTCATCGGGCGTCATCTCGTCTATCATCTCTTGCAGCATCTTCATCGCGTCCATAACACGCTGCATGTTGCGCTTGTTGAGCTTGCGCCCCGCTTCCTGGATAGCGTTTTCGAGGGATGCGGCGGCCTCTTCGGCTTCGGCGAACTGATGATCATCGCACGTCATATCGTCCGACGTCTCGAAATCAAAGCGCGTGCAAATGCTGCCCCGGCGAAACTCGCAATTGCCGCACGTCCCCGGCCCATCAGCGGCGCGATAATTCGGCGCGTCTTCTTGCGCTTCGGTTGCACTTTCCTTTTCTTTATCCATCTTTCTTTGCCTTGCTATCTCGTTCGACCAGCGCCGCCCATCATCGCCGCCCCATAAATCCCAGGCAATGCGAAACGTCGTAGGTACGCCATCTTCCAGAGCGTAATGCTTATCACGATTGGCGCCGTGACGGGCAAAGAACGAAACCATTCGCTGAATGGTGTCTGCCGAGATGTTGCGCCCATTTGCCAGGTCACGCGCCCGCGCAATGCCGACATCAGTACCGCCGCGCCCGTACTCGTCTCGCCAGTCCAGCGCCCGCTGGGCGGCGTCCCGGACGCCCTGGGGCGGCGTGTAACTCTCGGCCTCTTGCGACGTGACGTTGATGTCGAGCGCGGTCTTTTGATCATTGGCAGCGTCGCGGCTGTCGTGCCTACCCACAAGCTCACCATCGTCCTTCACGACGCACCACTCATCATCACCACACTGGCGGACGGTATAGGGCATTACTGAATATGCCACACCGAAATTTCGGCGCCCGCGACACCTGCTGCCGATGCAACGCTACTCACGGCGTAGCCGAAGAACACACCGTCGGTGTTGAGATTGAGTGGGCTGCTTTCGGTGGCGCTCTGCGTACTGTCGTAATAGATAGCGTCGCCTGCTACCACGGTCGTCTGTACGCGCCCGTCATTCGGGCCGCTGTACGGAATGACACGCAACGTCGCGACGTAATCCCCGAATAGTACAGTCGTGTCGGTTGCATCGTTCTGGCCGTCGCCCTCGTCGGTAATCGCAACGCCGGTGATACTATTCCACAGTACCGGGTCGCCGCTCGAAGGCGTTGTTGGGTGCGTCACCGTCACCGACCGTCCGTAATCGCTCAGGTACTCAGTGATGTTTGTTGCCATTCGTTCCCTCCCAGAGAACAAAAAAAGCGGCGCACTCCCCCCGAAGGAGAATGCACCGCTTACGTTTCCGCATTCAGTGAATATATAAAACGCCTAAAGGTTTAAGCGTAGACTATTTCCATTATAAGCGTGTGATCATGTGTTGTCAATATAGATAAAGCAAAAGGCACCCCCTTGACTGCCAGTCCGGGGTGCCTTTTAAAAAAAGGGCGCGATGGTTTTTTGGTTTGGGGCCATCCATCGGCTAAGTTCATTATAGCAATGCACCGCTGCATTGTCAATACGGGCTAATGCAGCCCTCAATCTCGCCGTCGCGCCGTTCGCGTCTGGTGAGCAGGGTACGGGGGAGGTCATAACGCCGTTCGATGAGCACCGCCAGCGAGATCACCTGTGGGCGGATGCGCTGTTCGGACGTGGGTAGGAGTTGCGCACATTCCACAAGCGGCGGGTGTAGTTTGAGTAGCGCTTCGCGGATCTTCTGCTGGTTATCCATCGCGTGCCCTCCTGTGTTGTACGGCGCAGCGACAACCGGGAAAGCGCGGCTCGTGATAGTCGCCCGACGGAAACGCTTGCGCCATCGGTATCCAACCCGCTGCCGCGTTTTGCCTACACCCGTCGCTCACCCGATCATCCCCCGTCGTAATCCAGCGATGCTGCATGCGGATGCCCTCCCGCTGTATGCGCTCAGCTGCCTGTCGTTGTGCGGTACCGTATGCGTTCGCCGTCTCGGTTACGGCTACCAGTTCAGCACGGTTGCGCAGGTGTCGCTGCGGTTTGGGCGCGCTGAACTCGGCAAATCGGGCGCGCAACTGGCGTGCCATCTCAGTATACGACGTGCCCTGCTCCATTCCCTCGACCATCAGCGTGCGGATGTAGTCTCGCGTTGTGTCGTTGATCATCGTGACGCGTTGCGCGCCGTAATCGCGTAGGAATTGCACAGCCTCCGGATTGTCAATGTCGAAGGCGATGCGTAGGCCTGCCTCCCGCTGAATGTCTTCATTGCCAACAATCCAGGACGCCCGCGCCGCCGCTTCTATCGGCGCCGTCATAACCTGCTGTGTCAGGCGCACGGTGTCGAGCCAGGCGGTAATCCAGATGTTCTCTGGTACACTCTCCTGGAGTGGCGCCGGGAACGCGTCTCGCAACTTCCGCAACTCTCGCAAGAATGTATTCGATTGACGTTTGAACGCATCAGCCATAGCCCGCGACAGGCGGCGCTCAATCGGACGCAGACGCCGGTCGCGCTCGTTTGTGCCAAGTGCCTCGGCAATGCGTTCAACGGTGGTCATGTGGAAGGTTCCCGTTTCGGCGGCCTGGGTAGATGTTGCCAGTGCGAGACTTGCACGCCAGTCATCGCACACCCTTCTTCTCCGAGGAGATGCGATACCCCTATCCAGGTGTAATCTTGCGGCCCCGGCCCTTGCCGCACACAACGCGCAAGGCTGTAGCCTTCGGCGCCCCACGTGAGTACAATCTTATGAGGTTCTGGCAAAGCATCATGCACGCTAATCCAGCCGGACACCTCTGGCTCATGTTTGGGTGGCGGGGTGGCCACTCTTTTCTCAGGATTATTCCACCATTCCCATCTCATTCTACGCCTCCCGCACCGCTTCTACTATTCGCCGCGCTACCTCTTCCATATCCGGCGGTGTGCCATCGCCAAAGTCGCCGGGCGCCCAATCATCTGGATACATCGCATCTAACTCTTTGTCTACATCTTCAACACCGAGCGCAACGAGGAGGAGGCGCGCTACCGTGCGGGCGCTCACTGTCTGCGATTGGTACGCCGTGGTGATCGCCTCAACACGTTCTTTCACATCGATGTTGATGATCTCTGGGAAATCGATCACGATGCTGCTGTCGTATGGCTCGCCTGTCTCGGGGTTCGTTTCCCAATCCAGGGTGATGGTGTCTTGCCTTGGGTCGGCCTCGTCTGGATCTTGCTTCACATCCGCCATATCTGCCAGCGCGCCCTGTGGCGATGTAACGGCGTTCTTCACGACGTAGCCGAGGATGTCTTGCAGCACGTTGCGCCACATCTCCTGACGATTGCGCATCATCAATTCAGTCGGACGATCCAGGCTCTTCGCTGTGGCGTGGTTACCGACATCGGCGTCACCATAGAACACCTCAGGGATGCCTGCTGCTGCTGCGACCATCAGGAGGAAACGGCGCCCATCCTCCGGCGCAACCGACAGCCCGCGAATGTTCAGCGGCTCGTAATCGGCGTCCTGGTTTGCTCGAATGAACGCGCTGCCAGTTGCGGTTGCCGGGTTGGTTTCGCGCCAGTTCTGACTGTTGATCGTTGACGCCAGTTTGCTCTTGGCCTTCGCCACGCCGCCCGCGCCGCCGCCCGTCGTCACCTTGACAGCAATGCGGCTCACGGCTTGCGTGTAGCTGTGGATACTCTCCAGGAATACCTTGTACGCTTTTGCCCAATCCATCTGGGCATACACCGTTGACAATCCGAACTGCCACCATGACATGCCGCCCACCTTGACGTGATAGATCGGCGCGTCCCATTCGATAGCGATACCGTTGTGAGCATCGGGCTTCTGTCGCGGCGTGTAGCGCCAGTCGGGATAGTACGCGGCGCGGTATCCGCCTTGCGCGCCTGCCTGCGTCCAGCGACGCAGGTAGTACCACGGTTCTTTCGCGTCGTCGGGGTTGCACACGATTTCCTGGATTTCAGCAAGCGGCACACTCCGCACGCGGACGCGCCCGCTGCTCTGGTTCGTGAAGAGCACAAAGAAGAGGTTGCCCGACACTTGCAGATCAACATCTTTTCCCATCATTGCGTGGGGACGGGTGAGTTCGGCCTGGTTTCGCTCATCATCCCAGAACGCCTGAAGCACGTCGTTGATCTCAGCATTCGGCGCGCTCACCTGCACGCCCTGGCCGAAGGTGTAGAAGGTTTTGACATTGATGCCCCGCTGAATAAGCGGATTTTTCAGATACATCACCTCAGCAAGGTTCGCCGTTCTCTGGATAGAGTGCCGCGTGAACTGGTCGCCGCCGCCGTGTAGTTGTTCCCATCGCGCATCTGGGCCGTACAACTCCAGTTCAAGCTCACCGATGCGGCTTTCCAGGAGAGAGGCGAGCGCCTCGAAGTACGCGCCCTCATTCGTTGGCTGCGGTTGTGTTTGGTACGGCATGCCGTTCGGTAATACAAGCGTGCTCATAAGTCTACCACCCCGATATCCCTGGAATGTCATCGGTGTAGTTGATGACATATTCTACAGGAGGCTGCACCGTCAATTGGTTAAAGGCTCCACTGAGCGCGTCTACTTGATCGTCGTGCGCCCCGCTCGGAAACGCGCATAGTTCGTTCAGAAAGTCTGCATTCCAGGGGGCCGATACCAGTTTGATATTTCGTCCTTCTGCCTGGCTGCTCACGGGCTGGGCGCGGCTTAGTTTGCTGCCCGTCACCTTTTCAACGTGGACATTATAACCTGCCAGCATTCGTATGGCTGCCTGCGCGCTATCCACGCCACTGCTACCCGGCTCCTGCTCTAGCCACACCGCCACACCATACCCGTCCATTGCTGCGGTCTGTCGGATGATAGTATCCCGCTCACCAGGCGACCACTGGCCGCGTATCACGTCTTCGACATAGTAGGCGTCGTGCGCACGACACAACCGCAGCCCGACCGTGTAGTCACCGCCGTCGGGCGTCGCGGCCTTATCCCAATAGCGCACGCGCTCGCCGTCGGGTGCTTGCTGTACCACATCAAACCATTGTCGCCTGAACAGCCCGCCGTCATAAGACACATCCCAGTCGCCGCGCTCCAACTGCGCCCGCGTCACGTGGTCAAGCTGCGCCAGTGCCTTGCGGTATTCCTCCTGATCGAGGTACGGGTTATCCTCCAGTCGGGCAGGTACAAAAACCCTGCTTTCATCACCCGAAAGAAACCGCTGTTTCACCCATTCGTGCCCGATACCGCCGGGGTTAGACGCAGCCCGCATTCGGATAGGAACATCCAACGTACGCAGGCGGCGCAACCGTGAGAGCAGGTAGCGGTACTGATGCTCTGGGAACTGCGTCAATTCATCAAAACCAATGTACTGAAACTCGGCGCCCTGATAGCGCAAATGGTCGCGCTGGTTTTCGAGATACCCGAATGTCAATGTTGCGCCCGATGGGAACGTCCATGTTTTGGTTTTGTCATTCCAGGTTGCATCGGTAGCGTGCAGCCATTCAAGGGCCCTATCCATGAGCGCGCCGGGGAGAGACAGATCGGCATACGTTTTGCGCAGCAGCAGCGCGGCATACCCAGGAACGTGAACGTGTTGTAGCGCGCCCATCAGCAGTGCTGACGACTTTCCACCGCCAGCCGCGCCGCCATACAACGCCTCTTCGCATTCCAAATCCAGGAAGCGCTGCTGTGGCTCGGTGGGCGTTTGCGGGCTATACGTAGGCACGTGCTCACCCGTCGCCTGTGGTGCGGCGCTGTTCGTTAGCGGCAATAATGGCGCCAATGGTTTCGCCCGGTAGGAGCTTGTGGAGGAGTTCGATTGATTTGGTAACGCTATCAAAGTCATCAGGCTCTACACTTGTCTGATCTAAGAATGAATACAGACGT